TGACCTTGAGGGTCAGAAGATGCCAGAACCTTCGGAATACCTATCTGCGACACAGAAAGATGGCACAAAATTGTGTGCGGCAGAGCTATATGAAAAGGTATGGCTTTGGCTACACGAGCGTGGTTGTGCCTCACTGGTCTCCCCACAGCTGATGGAGCGTTATGCCATGAGCTGTGCCAGATGGATACAGTGCGAAGCGATCACAAGCGAGCTAGGCTTTCTGGCAAAGCACCCCACCACGGGTGCTGCAATTCAATCTCCCTATGTGGCGATTGCAAACACATACATGACCCAGGCGAATAAGCTGTGGTCAGAAATCTTCCAAATTGTCCGTGAGAACTGTACCGGCGAGTACGGTGGCACAAATCCACAGGACGATGTAATGGAGCGTCTGTTGACGGCGCGGAAAGGTAAAGGTTAATTATGTTTGAAAAAGTGAATCCGGCGCATCCGGATAAGTTGGCTGACCGAATTGCCGGTGCGTTAGTAGATCTAGCGTATGCCCAAGAGGAAAATCCTCGTATTGCTGTCGAGGTGTTGATCGGTCACGGTGTCTGTCACATTGTGGCGGAGACTTCTGTGAAGCTTTCTGCCGATGCGGTGGCATCTGCGGTTCATCGCATTGCCGGTCCCTTGACTGTGGACTATGTAGAAGTTCCCCAGGACACCCATCTGTCCCGAAACCAAACCGGAGCTATCCGCTGTGGTGACAACGGTATCTTTAAGGGTATGCCTGTGACCGAGGAGCAGAAAAAGCTGACCGGCATTGCCAGAGCAATTTATGCTTTCAACCGCACCGATGGGAAATACATCCTGGACGGCGACCGCCTGATCATCTGTCAGAGCAACGCCAAGAGTGAGGAGCTGAAATCCATCTTCCCCAACGCAGAGGTTAACCCCCTAGGCGATTGGACTGGTGGCACCGATGTTGACACCGGAGCTACCAACCGGAAGCTAGGCAGTGATATGGCAGACTCCGTTACTGGTGGCGGTCTGCACGGCAAGGATCTCAGTAAGGCTGATGTCAGCGTAAACATCTACGCTTGGCGGAAGGCACAGGAAACCGGCAAGCCCGTGGAGTTCTGTTGTGCCATCGGCGACGAGACTGTTGGCGGTGTCCCTTATTCTGAAATCGTAGAAACAGCGAGACAGCACATCCAAGCTTTGGGTGGCTTTGAAGCCTTCGCTGCGTGGGGTCTCGTATGATTATCGAAAAGAAAAGCACAGCAGACCTTCTGCCTGCAGACTACAACCCCCGCAAGGCTCTCAAGCCCGGCGACCTGGAATATGAGAAGCTGAGGCGTTCCATCGAGCAGTTTGGCTATGTGGAGCCGGTCATCTGGAACAAAACTACTGGCCGTGTGGTTGGTGGACACCAGCGACTCAAGGTGCTGATGGATATAGGTCACACCGAAGTAGACTGTGTTGTGGTGGAACTTCCCGAGGAAAAAGAAAAGGCTTTGAACATCGCCCTGAACAAGATTTCCGGCGAATGGGATAAGGACAAGTTGGCTTTGTTGATTACGGATCTGCAGGGCGTTGACTTCGATGTGTCCCTTACCGGCTTTGACCCTGCGGAGATTGATGACCTTTTCAAAGACTCCGTTAAGGACGGCGTGAAGGATGATGAATTTGACGTCACCGCCGAACTGGAGAAGCCCACCATCACCAAGGCTGGCGACATCTGGACGCTCGGCCGGCACCGCCTCATCTGCGGCGACAGCACCAAGGAGGAGACCTTTGAACAGCTGATGGCTGGCAAGAAGGTCAACCTGGTCATTACCGACCCTCCCTACAATGTCAACTATGAAGGCTCTGCCGGAAAAATCCAAAACGACAATATGGCAGACGCAGCCTTCTATGATTTCCTGCTTGCTGCCTTCCAAAACACAGAAGGCGTGATGGCAGACGATGCGTCCATTTATGTTTTCCACGCTGATACCGAGGGACTGAACTTCCGCAAGGCATTTGCCGATGCGGGTTTTTATTTGTCTGGGTGCTGTATTTGGAAAAAGCAGTCTCTGGTGTTGGGGCGTAGTCCTTACCAGTGGCAGCACGAACCCTGCTTGTACGGCTGGAAAAAGAACGGCAAGCATCAGTGGTACACCGGCAGAAAAGAAACTACCATTTGGGAGTTTGACAAGCCCAAGAAAAACGGCGACCACCCCACAATGAAGCCCATCCCTCTGCTGGCATATCCCATTATGAATTCCAGCCTCACCAACTGCCTAGTGTTAGACCCCTTTGGGGGCTCCGGCAGTACGCTCATCGCTTGTGAGCAGACCGACCGTTGTTGCTACACCATTGAGCTTGACCCCAAGTTCTGTGATGTCATCGTGAAGCGGTACATTGAGCAGGCCGGTAGCTCTGTCGGTGTATCTGTACAGCGAGATGGCTTAACCTACCAGTATGAGGAGGTAGCAAATGAAGGTAGCGGTAATTGATGCAGACCTCATTGGTCGCAAACGCCACCGCTTTCCTAACCTTGCGTGTATGAAAATCTCCGGCTACCACAAAGCAAAGGGCGACTCTGTTGTATTGCTCCGGTCCTATGCTGGGTTGGAGCAGTATGACAGAGTTTACTTGTCCAAGGTGTTTACAGACACACCCGTGCCTGCGGAATGTTTGAAGTTTCCGAAGGTGCGTTATGGTGGCACCGGTTTCTTTTACGATACAGCACCACCCCTTCCCGATGAGATAGAACACCATATTCCGGACTATCACCTATACGATAGTTGGATTACAGAACAGCTTGTGGCGGGTGGCAAAGCTAGCGAATACAGTTATTACACCGACTACTCCATTGGCTTTCTGACCCGGGGTTGTTTTCGGAAATGCTCGTTCTGTGTGAACCAAAACTATGATCGAGTTGTACCACACAGCCCCCTTGCGGAATTCCAAAATCCGGCTCGTCCCAAAATCTGCTTGCTGGATGATAACTTCTTTGGCTACGGACAGTGGCGGGAGCTTTTGCTTCAGTTGCAAGCGACTAGGAAACCGTTTCAGTTCAAGCAAGGCTTGGATGAAAGGCTGCTGACTCCGGATCGCTGTGAGTTGCTATTTGCTAGTAAGTATGACGGCGATTACATTTTCGCATTTGACAATGTGGCAGAGGCTCCGCTGATCGAACGCAAGATACAGCTGGCACGGCAGTACACCGATGCGGTTATGAAATTTTACTGCTTCTGTGGCTTTGATCGGGACGGCAAATGGGATGAAGCTTTCTGGAAACAGGATATTTTCGATTTGCTTTACCGCATCGATATCCTGATGCGAAATCGCTGCCTGCCTTATGTGATGCGTTTTGCTAGGTACACGGAGAGTCCGTACCGTGGCGTTTATGTAAGCATTGCTCGGTGGTGCAATCAGCCCAGTTTTTTCAAAAAGAAAAGTCTCCGGGAGTTTGCCCTAGCCAACGGTGAGAGCAGTGCTTGCTATCGTTACCTAGCCGACTTCGAGAAACGATTCCCGGAAGTCGGTAAATTCTACGATATGAGGTTTGAGAAATGAATAAACTTACCCTCGGCAGTTTGTTTGACGGCTCCGGAGGTTTCCCTTTGGCCGGCTTGCTTTCCGGTGTCACACCTGTGTGGGCATCGGAAATCGAGCCGTTTCCTATCCGGGTAACCACCAAGCGACTGCCTTTTATGAAACACTATGGTGACATCTCCCAAATGGACGGCGGGAAGATTGAGCCGGTGGACATTATTACCTTTGGTTCTCCTTGCACCAACCTTTCTGTGGCTGGGCGCCGGGAGGGTCTTGATGGCAAACAATCCAGTTTGTTTTACCAAGCCGTCCGTATTATCAAAGAAATGAGGTGTGCCACAAATGGCAAATACCCCCGTTGGATCTGTTGGGAAAATGTCCCCGGAGCATTCTCGTCTAACTCCGGATGCGACTTCCAAGCGGTCCTCGACTCAATTATCCACATCGCAGAACCGGAGGCTCCCTCGGTGCCTATGCCTGAAAAAGGCGGATGGCCTGCCGCAGACTGCTATATGGGAGACGGATGGAGCGTTGCGTACCGAGTACTCGACGCTCAATATTGGGGCGTTCCCCAACGCAGAAAACGCATCTTCCTTATCGGCGATCTTACAGGTCAATGTGCCGGAGATGTATTATTTAAGTCAGAGGGCTTGTCTCGGTATTCTGCGGAGAGCTTCCGTGCGTGGCAAAGAGCTACCGGAAGTGTTGAGACTGGCACTACGGCATCAGGCTTCGGCCTAGATGGTTATAACGGTGCCATTGGTGATAAGGCAGCTACCCTCGGAGTGAACTGTGGGATGTCTACTGGTCGCAATGGTGTAGTCCTCAACGACCAAGGCGGCAACCGTATGGATGTTACCCACGATGTAACTTGCACCCTCCGTGCAGAGGCACATCACCCTCCGGTGGTTATGGAGCCGGCAGCAGTTCCTCTCAACAATCACCCTGCTGACAGCCGTGTTGATATTGCCGAGGATGGAACAGTGCAGACATTGACTTCCCGGATGGGAACCGGTGGTGGCAATGTTCCCATGGTGATGGATTTGGTTAAGGTGTTCGGCATCTGCTCTTATGACAGCAATGCAATGAAATCGGATAACCCTCACAGCGGTTTTTATGAAGCAACGACCACACGCACCCTAGATGCCAATGGTGGAAACCCCACTTGCAATCAGGGTGGTGTGGCAGTTGTTTGCATAGACCAGGGCGGCGGTAAATCCGCCTGTAATGTAACGGAGAACATGTCTCCCACACTTACCTGCACCCACGGCGGAGAGCCGGCAGTTTGCGTGAAGGGTGCAACCATCGCTATCGAAGGAAACGGAAGTCGTCCTTCTCACAAAGGAGATGGCTACAGTGAAACCGATGTGATGTATACCCTCAACACCATCGAACACCACGCAGTTGCTGCGCCAACCTTCTCGTCCAGTAAATCCTCTTTCTTTTCTAATGCAGAAAAGGAACTTGCCAACACCCTAGTGGCTACGGATTACAAAGACCCTCCCATCATCAACACGACTCCGGTAGGTTTTGATCCTTCTACCGCTAGGGATGTTGGGCAGTATGTTTTGGAGGACTGTGGCAACACCTTAGTCAACGGCACTTGCCCTGGCTACCATAATGGTGTGGTTGACGCTTCCTATGCGGTTCGTAGATTGACACCTACAGAATGTGCTAGGTTGCAGGGTTTCCCGGATTGGTGGTGTTCTGATTTGGAGACCGCCGAACCCACAGGCGAGGAGGTTGCTTTCTGGACAGAGGTTTGGGAAACGCATCGTAAAATTGTATCTCCCGACACCAAGCCAAAGACTGAAAAGCAAATCCGAAAGTGGATAGCAAGCCCCCACTCCGATGCCGCAGAATATAAGCTTTGGGGTAATGGCGTAGCCTTGCCTTGTGTGTTTTTTGTGCTTGCAGGCATTGCCTATTACGCCCATCTCACAGATTGTCCGGAATAAAATAGTCCTCCGCACCGGTTGTGTATTTGTCGTAGTCGATGCGGAAGGCGGTGTTTTTGCTTACATGGTAACACATATGGCCGGCCCAGCCCAAGAAGCAAATCGTGCCGTTGGGTTGGAGAGCCATAATATCCTCCACCGGGCGGTCGGCAACAGAGACGCCATCGCCATACCCAATACCTTCTCGCAAGGCATCGCTCATAAAGCGATACTGCGTTGCCTGATCTTTCAAAAGAATATAGACCTTCTTTTCTGTGCTGATGAGATTTCTGATGGTTCGCATAAAAATACGCTCCTTTAAGTAAATTCCTTAAAGAGAGCGCAAAAAAAGCAACCCCATCGTTACGATAGGCTTGCACTAGAAAGCATATAACCTATCGGTCAAGCATTAGCACCTTGCCTTCCGGTAGGTTGCTGGCGGTCACAGGGCTTGTCCCTCACGCACTCTTTATAGGTGCTTTCATTCTAACGAGCTTACTTTTGTTTGTCAAGAGGCAAGGTGTAACATGCACAAATTCAGTCCCTTATATTGTACATAATCTGTTGCAGAAACAACTTGCTATATTGGAAAAGTAGAGCGAATATGTGACTACCCAAATTAAAGGAGGTCACCTATATGACTATTAAAACAACCGCCCAGGGCAAAGAACGCAAGAGAATGGCATTGGTCATTTCCCAATGGACCGGCCACCCGGTTAAGTACGCAGGAGCCCCCACCTTCAACTACGAGGTCGGCGGCATCGTGATCGATAAGGATGCCGGGGTC